GGAGCTCAAAATGTTTATTTTGAGAGCCAAGGTGAACCTGACTTGGGTATGGTTGCGGTTAGTCAAGTAGTTCTAAATAGAGTAAACGCTGACCAGTGGCCAGATACGGTATGTGAAGTTGTATGGCAAAACAAACAATTTTCATGGACCCATGATGGTAAAAGTGATAAGATTCCATTAAGTTCTACTTATCAACGTAGACTATGGATAAAATCTGTGTATATGTTTTTGATAGCTTACGGTGATGATATTACTAATGGAGCTACACACTATCACAGTGTAACAGTACAGCCCTGGTGGGCAAGCAATATGGAAGTTACAGCACATATTGGTAATCATATATTTTTGAAGGAGAAGTAAATGAAGAAGTTAATGTTAATTGGTTTGGTTTCGTTACCGCTTATTGGTGGTTGTGCAACTAAAATGGAAACTGGTACTGCACTAGGTGCTCTTGCCGGTGGTGCATTGGCCTATGGACTCGGACAGAACTCTAGTAATAAAGAGTTATGGACGGTTCTAGGTGTTGGTGCTGGTGCAATGTTGGGTAGTCAGATTGGTCAACAGTTAGACCAGCGTGATCAATTACTATTAGGTCAGACAGTTCAACATACGTTAGAGACTGCACCAAACAATGCAGTAGGTCAGTGGCAGAATCCAAATACAGGTAACAGTGGTACAGTAATGCCAACTCAGACATACACCGCTTCTAATGGTGCTCCTTGTCGAGAATTCACACAGACCATTTATGTTGGTGGTTATCCAGAAGAAGGTTACGGCACTGCCTGTCGTCAACCCGATGGTTCTTGGCAGATAGTACAACGATAATGGAATATCGTATGGTAAATCCTAAAACAGGAAACGCAGAAGATATCAGCTGTACCGTATCTGATATGGAAGTTTTAAAACAAGAGGGATGGGTTATGGTATTTATACCCAACCCCAACTCCATTATTAGTGGTAGAGATACATCTGGCCAGGGTGGTGGCCACGGTACATCTGATGGTTGGAAAGATGTATTAAGAAGAATTAAGGCGAATAATCCTAAATCTGTAATTGATGTATGAAATAAATAGTTCATCAATGTTAAACGGAGGACTATTCTTTGAGTAGGCATAAGAAATTGTATATTACATCCCAAAATTTAGTACCAATAGAATCTGTCGGCCCGGCCCAAGAAAAGGCTTTTAAAGCCTATGGTGAAGATAAGAATTTATTTTTAACTGGGTCTGCCGGTACTGGTAAAACATTTATTTTACTTCACTTGGCCTTCAAGGAAGTATTAGATAAAGGTTCACCATATGATAAGGTTGTTATAGTGAGATCACTATTACCATCTAGAGATATTGGTTTTCTACCAGGCACATTAGAAGAAAAGGCAAATCTTTATCAGGACCCCTATAGAATTTTAGTTAGGTATCTTTTTGAGATGCCAAACGAACAGGAATTTACACAGCTTTATGATAAACTAGTAGGACAAGGTAGTTTAGAATTTTATTCAACTTCTTTTCTGCGAGGTCAAACATTTGATAGGTCCATTATCATAGTAGATGAAGCATCCAATTTATTGTTCCAAGAGTTAGATACTATTATGACCCGTGTTGGCCAGAACAGTAAGATTATGTTCGCCGGAGATATGGCACAATCAGACCTTAGGAGAAATAATGGAGAGCAAGATGGTTATCATAACTTTCAAGCTATTCTTGATGGTATGGATGAATTTGAAGTGATAGAGTTTGGTATCGGTGATATCATTCGTAGTGGTTTAGTAAGATCCTATTTAATTGCCAAAACAAATATGGGAATTAAATCTGATAGTGCTTGACTTTAATCTCTAACCAGAGTATAATTATATTATGAACACAGAAACTTATTTAAAGGTCTATGACCCTAAAGCCCAATTTGAATTTCCAGAATTGGTGGTACATACCCATGAAGGTATGCGCTTCTATGAAGCGCCTGATGGTTTAAAGTATCCGTCTATTACTACGGTACTGGGCAAACAACCAGGCAAACAGAAAGGCCTACAAGAATGGCGTAAGCGTATCGGCGAAGAGCAGGCCCGCATCGTGTCGGGTAAAGCAGCTCGCCGTGGTACTGCCTTTCATAACATATGTGAAGATTATTTGAATGGTATGGAAGATATAACACACCATAAAGATAAGAACTTTCTTGCTTATTGTATGTTTAATGAAATGAAATCACACCTTGACGAGAAAATTCATAAGGTAGTACTTCAGGAACAGACCATGTACTCACCAAAATATAAAGTTGCAGGCCGTTGTGACTTTATTGGTGTATATGATAGTACTCTGGCAGTGGTAGATTTTAAAACTACCACAACACCAAAGAAGGAAGAGTGGATTGAAGATTATTTTATTCAGTGTACTGCTTATGCTTCAATGTATGAAGAACACACCGGCATAGGTATTGATGACATTGTTATTATGATGGTGGCTGAAGATGGTCAGGTACAGATATTTGAAAAACGAACTAAAGATTATATAGAAAAACTTGAGACTATGATGGATCAATTCTACGAAAATCTTGATGTTAATTTACAACAGATGTAAGAACTTTATTTTGTATATGAAGCCCCAGGTCTGTCGTTTAGATAAATATAAATTAATAGTGTGATTGAAAACACACAGATGTAGTTTTTTTACAACAGAGGAGAAATCAATGAAAAAAACTTTAGTAGCTTTACTATGCATGGCACCTTTAAGTGCTATGGCATTTACAACGGATTGGTCGCACGATCTTACTGTAGGTACAGGTGATACATCGGTATCATTTGACCAATCAGGAAATGAATTTTCCGCAAGTCATAATGGCCTGGGAATTTCCACCAGTGACACAGTTGATATTGGTGTGTCTTATACTACGACATTACTTGGTGCGCTTGATGCCACTGTTGGTTTAGATCACCAGGCTGATGATGATAATATCATTGGAGTAGAAACATCTTTTAGTCAATGGGGTACAACTATTACACCATCACTTGATTGGAATGTCAATGATACAGATTTTGATTCGACAGTGAAAGTGGGTTATGGTATCCTTGGTATGGATAGTTATTACTCAGTAGATTTTGATGTCGATGAAACAGAATTTACAGGTTCAGAAGCTGGGGTTGGTTATAATTGGAGGTTGTCCAATGGTTTTACCCTAACACCTAACTTGTCTGTTCCTTTTGATTCGGATTGGGAACGAGGTACGGTTGTTGCTGGTATTTCTTTAAATATTAGTTTCGGCAATTCTACATCTGAATAAATAATCCGTGAAAGAAACTGATGACGGTAAGAGAGTAGGCGTTTTGGACGTGGGTTCGATCCCCACCACCTCCACCAAACCACCTTCTTGGTATTATACTGAGAATGAATGGTCCCGATTAGGAATGTTGGGACCGTTACCACCCGAACGAAATAAGCAATTGCTTACGAATGAACACGGGGGTGACTTGGATTCGACAGGGCGAATTGAAATTTTACAAGAGGATTCTGACACACAATATAAACGCCAACGATGACGTTTACTTTCAGGATTATGCCTTAGCGGCTTAAGTTCTGACGGGGCATGGGCACCGCCTTGATATCCAAAGGGCCCGTTTTTAAAATATGAATATTGAAAGAACGTGGTCCCTGCCCACTGAGTGCCACACACCGATATTGCCGAAGGCGGGATAGGCTTTATCACCTTTTACATTATGATAATGATATGACACCAACAGAACCAACACCAACAAAAATAACACCTAAAAGATTCTCTATAATCATAGAGGAACTTGTCCGCACAAAAAGATTAACGCATTTTGAAGCAGTGATGTATTACTGTGAACAAAACGGTCTTGAAGCTCATACTATCACCAAATGGATTGATAAGAGTATGAGAGAAAAGATCCAATACAATGCAGAAGAATTAAACTATCTACCAAAAACGAGTTCGTTGTTTTGAGTTTGATGACAGACTATGAAGCATATCAAAATTATTTGGCACTGAAGTTGCATTTCAGCAGTGAGTATGATTTTCACAAATACAATGGTAAGGTTAGTGCTACTTTAGAATCTTTTGAAAAACGAAAAGACAAATTTAAGTTTGTTCGTTTATCAAGAAAACTATCTGATCCTCAAATACTAGATTTCTATTTGGCCAATTTTATTCGTGGTAAAGAATGGATTGGAGACTTTGATGAAAAGAATTGGATGAAGCATAAAAAGATAGTTCAAAGCTTACAATACTTTTATGAAAATGATCTTGAAAAACTATTGACTTCTTCTCATAATTTTGATATACTATTTAAGTGTGATGAGGGAAATCATCCTAAACTTATTAAGGCGTATCTAGGCAAGAAAATAAATTTAGAGACTTTAGTAATTCTTGAAAAGGTTTTGCAGTATAAACAGAGATTTGATAAAGATATAACTGAACAATTTATTTGGCCGAAGGTAAGCAAGTTAATAGGTAAGTATGAACCATTTATGAAAATATCAGCACGAAAATATAGAATGATAACATTAAACAAAGTACAGGAGTGTTTCTAATGACTGATACAGCTGCACCAAAAGAGTCTTATATTGATGAGGCGAAGCGTAGGATTGCACATCTTTCCTATAAACTAGAACAGGCAGAAGGCCGTGTTCGTAAATTGGAGTTCGATAATGCAGAACTTCAGCGGTGGGCAAATGAAATTTGTCTGAAAAAACTCCAAGAGTTGTCTGATGAGTTAGCTTCCAAATACAATCAGAAGAAGCATCGTGGTCGTAATTGGAAAAGTGAATTAACCAGAACGAGAGAAGAAGAAACACAACACTAAGCCTTTTTATGAACATTCAAGTGAGAGGAGCCTCAGGTATGGTATATCGTAGGGGTCATCAAATAGTTTTAAAGAATACAGGAACAGATAAGAAAGTTGCTGTTAAGGTTATGCAGTATGATAGTATGCAGGGTTGGTTAGCTGAGAATAGTGAAGGTGACTGGCTCTGGTATAAAGAACATAAACAAGATAGTGATCCTACTGATTTGCAGTATTGGACCTATGTAAAAAAAGTGGGAACTTAATATGGAAAAATTTGAATATGTTTGGTTAGATGGTTATAAACCAACTCCAACTTTAAGAAGTAAGGTGAAGATAGATAGTGAGGTTGGTTTATGGTCATTTGACGGATCATCAACACAACAGGCTACAGGTGATAGATCGGATTGTATATTAAATCCTGTGGGTGAATATCATACCATTGATCGTATCCGTGCAGATGCAACTCGCACCGGCGACGGCCTTGGTGGTACATATGTAATGTGTGAAGTTTTAGGTGCAGATCACGAACCACATCCCAGCAATACACGAACCCATTGTTTAGAATTGATTAGTAGTGAGTGGTGGTTTGGTTTTGAACAAGAATATTTTATGTATAAAGATGGTCGCCCATTGGGGTGGCCTGAGAAGGGCAAGCCTCGGGCACAGGGGGATTTCTACTGTGGCGTTGGTGCTGACAACGTAATCGGCCGAGAGATCGTAGACCGTCATACAGAGGCGTGTATGAACGCTAATATAGGTATTACTGGCACTAATGCTGAAGTTGCATTAGGTCAGTGGGAGTATCAAGTATTAGGGTCTGGTGTAAGTGCTGGTGATGATATGTGGATGTCTCGTTATATTCTAATGAAGATTGCAGAGAAGCATGGAGTCTCTATTGACTTTAGACCCAAACCACAGAAGGGTGATTGGAATGGTTCCGGTATGCATACAAACTTTTCTAATGCACAGATGAGAGATTTAGGTTCACAATCATATTTTGAAGCGTGTTGCAAACTTCTAGGATCAAAACATAAAGAAGCCATTAAAGAATATGGTGCAGATAATGACCAGAGGTTGACAGGAAAACATGAGACACAATCTATTAAAAAGTTTAGCTATGGGGTTAGTGATCGGGGTGCTAGTATTCGTATTCCTATCACCACAGTAGACAATAACTGGAATGGTTATCTAGAAGATCGCCGTCCTGCTGCAAATGCTGATCCTTATAAAGTGATGAAACATATTGTAAAGGCTATTAATGGATAATAAATATGTAACTCTTGTAGATTCTATGGGCTCAGATTTGTCTGTAGTTAATGCGGCAAGAGTATCTTTTAACAAGAAGGCTACTTGGGGACATCATGTTCCAGGTCAAGGTATCTTTGAACTGAAAGAAGGTGATAAGAAACTAATTCGTTATCTTGCTAAGCACGGCCATTGGACTCCTTTTGGTCATGCAACACTATCATTTCATATCAAGGCACCTATATTTGTTGCACGACAATTGGTCAAGCATCAAGTGGGTCTAGTATGGAATGAAGTGAGCCGACGTTATGTTGAAGATAAAGCAGAGTATTGGACACCAGATAAGTGGAGAAGTAAACCTGTAGATAAGAAACAAGGCTCAGGTGATGAAACAATAGAATGGTTGACTAGAAATATAAGAGTAGGTAAAGCTGCTCAAGATGCTTGTGATTATGCGGTAGACATTTATGAACTGATGTTAGAAGCTGGTGTTGCACCAGAACAGGCAAGAATGATATTACCACAGAATACCTATACAGAATGGTATTGGACTGGTTCTTTGTATGCATTTTCTAGGGTGTGTAATTTAAGATGTAAAGGAGATACACAAGAAGAAACTAGAAATGTTGCATGGGAAATATATGACTTGGCTAAGGATAAGTTTCCGGTGTCATGGGAGTCATTGTTTTATGCCAATATATGATTATATCTGTGAAGATTGTGGTCATGAATTGTTGGACGTTATTCAAAAGATATTAGACCTACCTTTAGAATTTTGTCCTGAATGTGGCGGTCATATTAGGCGCCAGATAACTTCTGCAAATTTTGTGTTAAAGGGTGATGGATGGTATAAACCGTCCCCGTCAAAGAACGAAAAAGACTAAATAACTAAAGCATATTAATAATGAGTAGAGTGATATGTCTCGGGAATGGTGAATCCCGTCTCGGAATTGATTTAGATGGATTAAGGCAGTATGCAACCATCTGGGGATGCAATGCTTTGTATCGTGATTGGGCACCAGATTTTTTGGTGTGTGTCGATATAGAGATGAGCCATGAGATATACCGCTCAGGTTATGCTTTTAAGAATGTTGTATATTTTAGAGATTGGAACAGATTGCCTGAGGAGGCATACGAAAATATAGTAGTTCCGTCTCACATATCCCATAAGGACCAAAGTGATTTAAAGTCCTACATCCATGTTAGTCCACGGGTTGAAGGTTGGAATGAGTTTGCAATAGGTGGTCAAGATTTAGACCAGTTGAGAAAACTCCGAGAAGATTATTTAACCGCTTGCCACAATGAAGGCAAAGAAGTAAATTTAGATACAGTAGATATAGTATTTGCAGATAAAAGAGCAGGCCTTTGGGCAACCTGGGTAGCTCCTGAAGATAAAGTATTAAAGACAGAATCATTGCCTGGAGGTTCAGATTATGGTTTTTGTTCTGGTGCTTTATGTAATGTATTTGCATCTATGAATCCAGATACGGAAGAAATATATCTATTGGGTATGGATTTATATTCCAACACAGACAAACCAAATAATATATATAAAGGAACAGATTGTTATATACGTCCTGGTGGACAACCTATCCCTCCAGATAATTGGATAGAACAACACCGGATGATTTTTGAAAAGTTTCCTGATATAAAGTATTACAAGGTTAATCCTAAATCAATATCAAATGATATTAATGATAGGGTTAATGCTGTAATTGAGGAATGGATTGATATTCCTAACCTTGAGTACATAACACTAAATGAAATGTATGAAAGGATTAACACTTAAAAAACCAAGGAGGTTTATATGGCTGATGTAATAGCAAGTGTAAAGGGCTGGATTAATAAGATTTCGGAAGTTGCCGTAAGTCTTATCGCTCTAGCAGTAGTACTTCAAGTACTTTTCGGATCAGATATGATCTTTCTTCCCGTTGATGTCATTGGGAATATAACCGGCCTAGTGGCATCACTAGGCAGCCAAGGACTAGTTGGACTTGTAGCCCTAGGCGTCATTTATTGGATCTTCACCAAGAAGGACTAGTAAGATTGGCTAAAGGATCTACGGGGAGGGTGCATCCTCCCCTAGTTCCAATATAAGTATTAGTATGTCTGATACTAATATTATTTCCATAACTGATATTATAGAACAGAAGGTTCGTAAGCAAAGAGAACTGGATGACTATGAAGTCCGATTGGAAGAATTAAAAAGAAAAAAATATTGGGTAGAAAAAGAAATACAGATGGCTGAATTTATCATTGCGGCTGTTCAACACGAAATATCCCCCCAACAATTCATTAAGGCTTTAATCGAAGCCGAACTAGAAAAGAAAGATTGAAAAAAGCTTGACACGAGCTTACAAATCGTGTTATAATTATTATATATATTGAGGAAAATTTTATGGTTTTAAAAGAAGGTGTTGTACTAGATGGACAGGTATATGATGCGGAAGGTAATGTGATTCCACAATTTCCTGTTAAGGATAATAAAGGCAATGGAGCTATTCGCCAGTATTGGATGCCCTTTGCAAAATATACTGAATTAGAAGAAGTATTTTGTCAGAGAGATACAAAGGCAAGATATAATAAAGCAAAAGGACATTTAAGTTCCTTTAGAACAGAACACGCTCAGGTATCATTGGCAAGACTTACAAAAGATGATACTTTGGATTCGGGTAAAGAATATAAGGCTGGAAGTTTGTTCATTACTGATTCCAATACTAGAAATTTGATGTGGGGTCGAGGGGCGACTGACACAATTCCTCAAGAAGTATTGGTTATTGAATATTCTTATGATAGTCTAGATGGAATTCGACAGTCATATAATACTTTTGATTCTGCTGAGTCTGTTGAAAGAAATCAAGAAAAATTGCATGGCATTTTTCAGATGTATAAGTTTACTCCAGTGTCATCAAAACTCCAGAAAGGTCAAATTCTTTCGGCGTTGAATAAAGCTTGTCATTTTTATCATCCAGATGAATGGAATCAGACGACTGTAAAATCAGAAGCTCTGCCCGGTCAAGTTGGTGTTTTTCTACCAGAAATTAAAGCGTTGGATAGGTTTTTGATAGCTGATGTCTGGGATCAAGCTTTAGTGTGTGTGGGACTGATGGCACTTAAAAGATATGGAACTGATAACAAAAGACTAAACAAAGGCCTTCAACATATCAATGATGGATATTGTGTTATACAAGGAAAGCAAAGGGATGGTATTACTCAGATAGTAGATGAATGGAAAACTGGTGCTTGGTTTGTAAATAAAGGCACATCATGGGCTGTGTTAAATGAGACAGTTTCATTTGGCCTTTATTGGATTGATAAGTACATGAAAGATGGACA